CTCCAAAAAATAAAATGCAATCTTAAAATATACTTTTTTTGTATAAAATACTGAAATTTCCAAAACATAACGCTAAATCCAAATGTTTCGTAATCCTTATTAATTATTATTTTTTTCATTTTATAAAATGTTGGTTTAGTTGATTAATCATTGTTTCTGTAGAAAACGGAAAACAAGTATGCGACCATAAGTGATAATCACATTCTTCATCGCTCCAATCAGGCTTAAAATAGCGTACGCAATCAATACCTGTAAACTTGTTATCAATTGCGTGTTTTAGTGTTAGTGGTTTCATTTTCTTTTATTTTAAATTAATAACTTTTTGTTAACGAAATTAAAACTATCGTTAACGGGGGTGTTAGGCGTTATTTTTTGACAACAACACCAAGTTAGAAATCGTATCTACAAAAACTTCAAGACATTCTTGACTTTTGAACTTTACAGTTTCGCCCCAAGAATCAGAATAATATCCAACTTCTGGAGTGCTTATTACAGCATCTAAATTACTCATCCAATTACAAAAACCTATCTCCAATCCATTGAAATTACATCCAATAAAGTTCAAATAATAGTCTGTATGAAAGTTTACTGACCATCCAATTTCTTGCAATTTTAATGCATCTTCTTTTGTTACTTTAATCGCACCGTTAGGGTATTCGTCTGACTTGAAAAAAGTAAAACAACGCCTAACATCGGTTTTGTGCAAGTGGGGGTTATCTGCTATATTCATCATTTGTTTTTTTTAATTAAGTTTAGTGGTGGGTTGAAACTTTCGTGCTTTAATGCCCCACCTGCACAAAGCCGAGAAACGTTATGCCGCATTTAACTGCGACTTACAGAAATCGTAGAATGATAATTCACTTCCACTTTCTTTCCATTTTACCCACTCTTTTTCTAACCTAACATAGAACATAGATGGTACATCCATTTTACTATTTGGGTTAATGTCGTAATACAATTTATTACCACATTCAACTACTTCACTTGTATTTACTTGCATATTTCTATTTTTTATAATATTTGTCCATTAAATTTGTTGGCATTCCGAATGTTTCCATAACATCGTCAATAAATTGCTCACCATGTTTTTCACTTAACCTATTTACCATATCTTTTTTTAAGAGTAGGTAAAATGGACGTAATAAAAAACGTGGCATAACAACAGATATACCCAATTTGGGTTTCTGTGGTTCATTCAAAATTTCTGCTTCTTTATTCATTTTATTTTAATTTTAAAGTTTCTACTCTTTAATCCCAAACTGGGTATATCTGCAAACGTTAGCAGTAACCTTACTGACACTCTAACTCATAGCCAGTTAAAGTGAAATATAAATTCTGTAATTGGTGTACATATTGTAAATGGACATGTATGTCAATATCCATCATTACAAATAGTTTATTAATAATTAGATTATAATAATGATAGCATTCCGTTTCTTCATTGTATTTAAACTGAAATTTATCTAACCAATCAAAATCTAGTTCTATTGGTTCAATAGCATTTGCAGAATAGCAACCAATTGACTTTTCGCCAACTAATAAACGAAGTGTATTATCACTATGTAGTGAACAAATCGGTAATGCTGTTCCTTGAAATTCGTCTAATCCATAAACGAAATTTCCTATTCTTAAATCTTGTACTTTTAAATTTGACATTTTTTTATTTTTATTTTGTACGACTGACCAAAAAGGCTACTGCTAACATCGGCTTTGCAATAGTTGGGCAGTCGTGGTTAATTGAACATTTTTACTTCTATTTAGCTTTGTGCAAGGGTTTGACATTTCGTTTCCAAATTCCCAACCATCGCAAAGCCGTGAACCGTTATTTCTTCTTCAAAATCCCATCCAAATCAACACTATCCAGCACCGCATCGAGTTTGTCGATTAAAGCGTCTGTAACTTCATCCGTTAAGGTGTTACGCATTGATTTTTCAATCCTACCCAAAACAATCGTAGTTGTATCCATTGTAAGGTTTAAATTTTTCATTGCATCGGCAATTTTCTTATCTACTACTTTTTTATTTGGAATGCTTAACTGGTCGTACTTATACTGTTGCTTCAATACGCTTACATTTGCTTCCTGTATAGTTTTCTTACACCCTTTAATGTAAAGGCTCGTAATAGCGCAAAGTGCGCTTAAACGTGTGATATTGTCTTTTTCTTCTTTACTCATTTTCCTTATCTTTTATTTGTTCAATTAAATTATACTCGATTGCTTCCTTAATATCGTATTTCGGCTTAATTCTGCGGTTTTCCGTATCAAAAAATTCAATATCGGTAATCTCAACATCCATCCAATTCTCAATTGGTGTAATGTAGCCATCGCCTGTTTCGTACTTATCAACCGTAAATTCAAAATTTACAGTTCCGTCAAAAATAACGCTATTTAAATCTGTCGGGTCATCGTACACAAGCACCGTTGCATCGCCTGATTGAGTGCCTATGTTGTAATCGTGTAATTCTACTTTCATTTTAAATATTCTTTAAGTTTATTTTCGTAATTAATCGTTTTAAATTCTTCCTCCCAATAATTCCGCCCCTCTGGTATTTCTAGGATTGAATTTAGCTTTTGCCTTATGTGTTCCGAGTATTCCAACTTTTGCACCCTAACTTTTGGTTTGTGGTGCATTGCTAGTTGGATAGGGAATAATAGTAGGATTAGGCGCATTTTTCTAATTTATCAAATCCTGTAATTATTACAACTTGTTCTTGTAGCTGTGTACTCCAGCATCTTTTTTTAATTATTGGATTGCCCAAGTTATCACATTCAATAAATGTATTTATGTTATGTTTTCTAACATTTTTTAATTTGTAATAGTTTTCTGCACCTTTTAATTTAAAAAATTGAGCTTTCATAACCTTTTTGTTTTAATTGTTAATAATTATATACAAATATATAAATTAATTTTGAATAAACTACAATATTTATAAAAATATTTTTCATTAAGATTTATTAACAAAAAGGGGTTAACCCCCCTCTTTGCTAACAATTTCTGCTATTCGTTGCATTGTGGTTATATTTAACCCTCGTTTATCATTCAAAAATAAATAAAGTTGGTTCGAATTCAATTTACAAAGCTTAGTAAATGCGTGTATACTTAAATCATGCTTAGCCATGTAGTCGTTAATAATTTCCTTGCAATCCCTCGTAAGGTTAATTAATTGATGTGGTTTTATCTTTTCCATGATTAAAAAGGTAATTTATCATCTTCCATTGTTGGCTCTGGTGCTGGTATTGGTACGCTTACAGGTGCAGAACTTTCGTTCGATATTTTCCAAACCTCCAAAGTATTGAAAAAGCGGTCTTTACCCTCTTTGTCCGTCCATTTACGCCCACGTACATTTATACTTACTTGCACCAAATCACCCAGCTTGTAATTATCCAATACTTTACATTTTTCTTGTGATACTTGCAAAACAATACTCTGTGGGTATTGCTCTTTGGTTTCGATTACAAATTCACGTAAAGCAAATTTTTCGCTTACTTGTTTGGTATCAAATACCCTAATTAATTCTCCTTTTAAATCCATGATTTTTGGTTTTTAGTTGTTAATTCTGCTAAACATTCTTTATAGTACACATTAGCAATTTCGTACTGTTTTTTAATTTCTTCCTCTATTTCCAAATCCCTTTCAACTCTCACAGCTGTAATTCTTTTTTCAGCTTCTATGTGGTCCACCTTGTGCATGGTTAAGTCATCCCAAGCACTAAGTAAGCTATCAGGTGTTGAAGTAAGGCAATAAATCACTTCTGCAACTTCTTTGTTGTAAAGCATCATGTAACCCCTCATTTGCCAATCGTAGCCACTTTTTTTAACGCTTTTTTGCGCTTCTTCTTCATACGCTGGGAATGTATCAAATGACCAACTGCATTTAATATCAATAATACGGTCTTCCGCATTTATATCACACTCACCTGTTAACCAGCCTAAATCTATGCGTTCGGTATTTTTAACAAAATCCATAAACCTAACTTGATTTACTAAATCAATCCCGACTTGTTCGTTCGCTATACCCTTGCTAAGGTACTTGTTTTCTAAAATAGGTTTTAAACCGTAGAAGTCGCATTTTGCTTTTTCTTGTATGTATGATTTAACGGTTTCGCATAGTGGCTCGGCTTTACTTCTGCCCTTAGTCATTAAGTTGCTAAGTTCTGAACATCTTACTTTTAGTTCCATTTTACTTTATTTTAGTTATTGATTTAATATGTTTTTTTAAAATTGGATATAAACCTACTCGCTCATTTTTTGCGTAAGATATTTCTATATTTTCATCTGCTTCTATTGAAAAATAACCTAAAAAAAAGCTATCATCTTTACTCACAACCTCCACAACATCGCCAGTTTGGAATTGCATAAAATCTATTTTTTTGGTGGGTAGTTGGGCGTGTTGATATGCAGAATATAATCCAGTTGAGGTACAGTCAATATAATAACCCTTATATTTTCCAGATATTTCTATTTTGTCTAAATAATCTCCGTCATCATCCCACACCTCCAATTCCACAGGCTCGGAAAACTCACACGTATCGGGTAATTCATCAAATTTACCCTCTTTGGCTAGTTGGGTGTATTTTTGGTTTAAGCTTTCATCCTCCCCCGAAAAATCAAAGTCAGATGGGAAGTGTTGTTTTATTTCTTCTGTGATTTCGGGGTAGTTGCCATTATCAATATCATCCCAAAACAAATCATTAGTTATATCCCAATCAAAAGCATCAAGTAAAAAAGTTTTATCGTTTCTTCTCGGATTTATATTTCTCTCCGCCAAATACTCCGCCATGCGTCTATAAGGTTGTTTTAAATCGCTAATTTTCATCTTATTTCGCTTTTTCATTAATAAATTTATTTAATTCATCTCTTTGTACTTCGCTTAACTCAAAGGTTTCTTCTAACTTCTCAATTGAATACGTGCCCTTTTTAATGCTATCTAAAGCTCCGTTAAATCTTGCTTTGTCAAGTGTTGGCTTTTTCGGTGCTGGTGCTTCGTAACCCTCAGGCAAATCTTCCCCAGCGTAGATATAAATTCCCAAACCAAACATTGCTAAATTCTTAGTTAAACAGCGCATTATAGTCTTGTTTATATCGAACATAGTGTACGCTTCGCAAGTTTTTTCTCCAAACTTAGTTGTGTAAGTGTACGGTGTGGTTTTCATTGCCTTATTTGCTCCATCCATTACAGGTAACCACATTTCGTGCATAATATTTCCAACAGTTACGCGAGTGTAAACCATTGCTCCGCTTTCATCTGCGAAATAAGGTAACCCTCTAGTATCTTTAACAATGTAGTAAGTAGCTTCAGGACATACCTTTTGAAATTCAGACCAAGCCCAAGCCCAGCTAAGATAAGTTAAACCGCTCTTTTTTTCGGTTTTTTCGTTCACATTAATACTTGATAACGTTTCGAAGATTGTTTTGTTTTCCATAATCGTTTTGGTTTTAATTGTTATACTGCAAATATATAAATTAATTTTGAATAATATTACTTATTTACAAAAAATGTTACTTAAAATTTTTAATTGATTGATTTTTAAGTAGTTAATTTTTTAAATAAATATTACTTAAACGCTTTTTTGTTGGTTTTCTTCACGCTTCAAATTGCTAATGTGTTGGTTCATTGCGTCTATAATACCATTACACACTTCAAAAAAAGTTCGCATTTGGTAATAAACCCCATCCCATTGCTTTTCATTCGCATACTCGTTTATACTTTCAAATTTTCCAATTTCAACAGCCTTTGCCATAGGTAAATTCAAACTCATTGCTTTTTTGGTTTCGGTTCGCCTTACCCTTTCAGTTTCTGCTTCTGCATTTTTCCACCTTATACGCGCGTCACTCATTTCGGCGCTGTAAAAAGCCAAATGAGTTATTAGCTGGACGCGTTGGAACATAATTTCATTAATACCATTGTAGTCCATTGGTAACCCGTGATACCATTCTATAATCTCGTTAATTTCTTCAATCGTTTTGTTTAAGTTGTTCATTTTTTACTTTGTTAGTATAGTGAATAAATAAGTCCTCTAATTCCTCTTTGCTTAATTTTAGTTTTAAATTCCGATTTGCATCCAACCACTCCAAATCTTCTTGACTAATTCGCATTAATATTCGTTTCCGATATTCGTGCAAATTACCGTGTTTCTCTCTGTTACACGGTACACATTGGCCATGTACGTTAAGTTCGTTAAATCTCAAACCCTCGTATGTACTAGGGTAAAAGTGCCCCGCATCAAATTTTCGGTTATGCAATGGCACTCCACAAGATACACAGCCTTTGTTTACATCTCTTAACCTAATGTACTTGTTAAAAACGGTTTGTACTTTTTTCTTCCAATCCGAAAGCGTTAAATTTTCGTAGTTAAATTTCTTTCTTTCAAAGGCAACCTTTTTCTTGAAGCTACGTTGCGTTTCGGAATTGGTTAAAATTATTGCACACTCAAAACTACATACTTTTTGGGTGCTCCTGTAAGGCTCAAACTCCTTACTGCATACTTTACATTTCTTCATATTTTTTTTTTAAAAAGGCAAATTTTGCGTAAAGTTAGCGAATTTCGGCTCTGTTCGTAATTCTTGCAGTCGCTCAGTTAAGTCGTTCCATTCGCTTGTTTCCAGCTTAACATCCATAGTATGTACGCCGATTGCACCGTCGCGGTTTTTAGCAACTAGAAATTCGCCAACTCCCTCTAAACTATTACCGTTTTCATCTTCTGTTACTCCGTAATATTCGGGGCGGTGTAAAAATGCGACAATACTAGCATCCTGTTCAATTTCGCCACTCTCTTTAAGGTCGGGTAAAGTAGGTCGTTTACCAGTTTTTCCAGCATCTCTGGATAGTTGTGCTAAACAAATAGTAGGTATCCTGTGAGCCATTACTATACGCTTTATATCATTAGATATTCTCGTTACTTCCTGATACCTATTGTCGGATTTCTCAGGTAGTATTTTCTGTATGTAATCAACAACAAAAACATCAACATCAACACCTCTATTTTTAACACTTTGTAGTTTATTTTCAATGTCCTTAGTCGTATGTGAGCCGTCAAAAATAATAATATTTTTTAACCTTTCATCAGCCTTGAAATTTAATATTTTTCTTATTTCGTGGTCTTCACAAGTACCGTATTTAATTTTATTGCTATTTACATCAGTTATATTGCTAATCAATCTTCTTAGTATTCTATCGTGTGCCATTTCTAAGCTAAAAAATACCATAACTTTGTTCTGCTCAAAACAAATATTTTTCATTAAGGAAATTGCCCACGCTGTTTTTCCCATTGCAGGACGTCCGCCTACTATCATAACGTCATCGTTTTCTAGGATAACCTCTTTGTGTAAGCATTTCCACCCTAATTCTAAGCCTAAAACAACCCCTTGTTTGGCCTGTAAATGTTTTTCAAGTATGTAATCAATACTTTCTTCATTGCTTAACTCTTTTTTTGTGTTTTCAGTAAACAAATTTTTAACTTTTTCCAGCTCTTCAAGTATTCGCGTTTGGCTCGGCTGGTCTTTAGTAATCTCGATATTAACATTATTAACCATTAGTCCTACTTTTTTAATCGAATACTCATAGGCACATTGGTTAATGATTGAGTTTTTAGATAAAATATCTGTTAGTTCAGCTTGAGCAACTAGATTTGTAATTTTAATCAAAAAATCCTTTTCTAATAAATTAGCCTCTCTAAGCCATTTTATTATTGAAGTGGTATCAATATACCGATTTTCGTTTTTAATCGTTTGTACTCCCTTTAAAATAGCTGTGTGAAAGTTATTTTCAAACCACTCTGGGCGCAAATTATTAATATACTCATATTGTTGGCTTTTATCTAGGTTAAGTAACACCCCGAACACCTTATCTCTTATATCAATCATAATGTACCGTTGTAATTGTTAGTATTTTTTTTAATTTCACTAGGAAAAGCATATCTATCTATAACATCAGGACGTGTGAAATATAAATGCGAACAATAGCCATATTTTTTTTCAATCGCCCATTTATCATTTTTAACAGCAACCATTGCTTTTATAATATCTTCCTTAGTATATCCGTCTTTTAGTAATTTTAAAAACTTCTTTTTATTGGTATCATTAATAAGCCTTGCTTTTTTACCAAAAGTTTCATTATGAAATTTTAAAAAACTCTCCCAATTAATAGGCGAAAGACTATTAATGTTTTTAGTTTCTTTTATCTTATCTTCTATTATCTTATCTTCTCTTATAGCATCGTTTTCGCATTGCGAGATTGATGCGGTCGCATTGCTGTCGCTTAAACCCTTTAATTCTTTACGTTTTTTCCATCCATCTAAAGCGTTTTTACTCTTTCTTTTGCTTACTTCTTCAAATTCGCCTAACTGTTCAGATAGAAATTTTATAAAAATATAATCATCAATTACATCTATTATTTTTTCTTCGCAAAGCGATAATAATGCGGTCGCATTGCCACCGCATAACTTTTGTATTGCTAATTTTAATGGTACATCTCCGAGCCTACTCCAATACATTGAACATAAATCAATAAACAAACCTTTATCCTCTCTCGATAACATTTGAATATTTCCGTTTTCCCATTCGTTGGGCTCAAACTTAAAATAAGGTAATTCTTTAGCCATTGTTAATCTCCTCTCCTTTAATTAAAGCGATTTGTCTTCTTAATTCCTTTGATAACCTTACGGCTGTTGATTTATCCAATTCAATAGAAATTGGAAATTCGCTTTTGGCAACATCTAAAATAGTAATAATAATGTTATTTGAATAATGTTCAAAATAACATTCTAATTCGCTAAAATTGGTGTTACTATCATTCGCACCTACAAAAATTGTTTTTACTTTTGCCATAATTTTGTGAATGTTTTTAAAAAAAACAAGCAAAATTTTAAATAAAAAAAACCTATTAAGGTAGCCAAGTAGGAGGGCATTCCCTAATAAGTTTTTACAATAAATTTTTTAAATGATTTCCTACTTCATTTAGATAAATGCAAATATACAAAATAATTCTTAATCTTTTTCTTTTTCCTTTACAAATTTAACTCCGTCGATTTCGACAATTTCAATTTTCCCAGCTTTAGCAAGTTTGTAAACCCACGTAACACTCTTGCTTATTTTCTTTGCGTAATTGCTTACTTTTATTAAATCTAGTGTTTGCATTCTAATATCTTTTTTAATGTTTGTAATCTATCTAAATACGGTTTAAATCTTATTTTACCCTTGTTTGCTTTGACAATACCTAAATGATTTTCAACAAATCTTTTTAAATCGAGTATAGTAGTTGCTTCATTTAGCTTAATAGGTATAGTTGGCAAAGGTACGGTGCTAAAAAACGCTTCAACTTCGGCTATTTCTTCGCTCCAATCTTCTTTTTTTCGCTTGTAAATCATTTTATAGGTGGATTTATGTATAAAATATTTAAATCAGCTTTATTTATCCAGCCTAAAATTAAATCACGACTAAAATAAACGTGGTTGTTTGCAGTGGTCTTCATAACGTTGTTTTAATTTTTTAAAATAATCTGTATCTAATTCGCATAAATCTAAATCGTACCCCTCTAATTCACAAGCTATCGCAATGCTTCCACTTCCTCCGTGAGTATCTAAAATTTTATTGCCTTGTTTTGCGTATTTTTGCAAAATCCAACGGTATAAAGCTACTGGTTTTTGAGTGGGGTGTATGCGTATTTCCTTATTTTTCATATTGCCTTGTAACATACCTTGCCATTGAAATTTAAAATTTCTAACTGCTGTTTTAAAGGTAGTGTAAGCAAGTTCGCTATCTGCAAAATCTGTATCTCCATTTACTTTGTCCCAAACAATCCAACAGCTTGAATTAGCATTTGGTATATTTTGTATAAAATGATTTGCGCCGAAAATAATTACATTTTTAGATATTCGATTTAAATTCAAAAAAAAATCTTTAGTAGGTGGTGAAATATCATCTCCAGCAAAAGATTTATAATTTTTAGATTTAGCTAGTTTCCCTCTAGTTTGGTTTTTACTTCCATTTTCTCCAATTCCATAAGGAGGGTCGACAATAGCCAAATCATAATGTTTGTCGGGAATTGACTGCATAAATTCCATACAATCAATATTGTAAAAATTTATATTATTCATACCTTATTAATATTTTGTCTAAATTCTACTTCTAATTTTTGTTTTTCTTCATACTTTACACCTCGTAATTCGGGGTGTTTTTCCTGTATTTTTCGCCTTGCTCGAGTGATTGTATCAGGACTGGGTAAGTTGCCGTTAACCATTACCTCCAAAAACTCGATAGCACTCATTTCGTTAATATTAGGGATGTTATTATAGTAGTAAGTAGCCACCAACCTAACATCGTTATCTCTTAATTTTGGGTAGGTTTCTAAAGATTTTTTAACAAAATCTTGCACTTTTATCAATTGCTTCAGCATCTTTTTTTAATTTTAAGATTTTTAAATATAACTCGCGATTAAATGTGCTTCTAATTACACCGTTGTTATTTTGGTTCTCCCAACGTAGAATGTCATTTAGCACCTTTGACTTTACACCGTAGGTTTTTAACTCTTTAAACGTTATTTCCATAGTTTATAATTTACAATTTTCAATTTTAAAATTAAATTCTGTTTTATTTTTAGTTGATTTTAGTAATTCAAAGTTTACAAATTCAGTGACTTTATTTCTTGCGTTTTGAAAATCAGGAGTAACCAACACTAGATTTCCATTTACAAAAACCTTAAAGTAATCTAGCTTATTTTCCATGTATCAACTATTTTAACATTTTCAACAAAATAAAAACTTTCTGCCATGTCCTCCGCTTGGGAGTATGTGCGTTCTTCTGTTAACACTTCCTTGCTTATAGCGTCAATTACGTGCCAACGTGGAAAATCGCTTAACCATGAGTAGATAAGTTGGTGCTCTTTTACACGTAAATTAGTCGCTAAAAAAACTGCCTTATGATTTGCGCCTTTTATTTCCATAAGCCAATCAATGGTTTCTTTACCATCCAAATATTCAAAGCTTATCCGTTCGCCATTGCACCTTACATCGGCGTAAATCTTCCAGCTTTGAAAGCCGTTGGTTCTAACTGTGAAATTAAAGCTTACTAAATGTTCGCGCTTTAAGTGGTCTGTAATTTTGATTTCTGTTTTCATACTATTTTGTTTTAATTGTTTACATTCACATTTTTGATAAAATTTTTTAATCCCAAATTCAAAATACGTAAGGTTTGGGTTATCGCAAACTTTACATCTAGTTACATGCATTTCGTGTGGCATACTGTTTTACTTTAGAGAAAACCCCCCAAGTGTGCTTCCGTGGATAGGCATGGAGGGTATATTTGTTATTTGTTAATTTAATGTTTTAATTGTTTTTCTAGTAAAAATATCTTTTAGGTAAAATTTCAACACTCCTCCTAAACTAAGCATTCCTACAAATGGCAAATCAAAATGTTTTTCATTCATTATCCTGTCGTAATTAGTTACGCTATGGTCTGAAAATCTATATTTTACACCGTCAACAGTGTAATAGATGCTCAATCCGTTAGTATCGCTCATTCCAGAAAAATCAAATTTTAAACCTTTTTCGTTCATTTGTCTTTCTATTTCTGTTCTTTGTTCTTGATATTTCATGTCGTTTTGTTTTTAGTTTTAAACTTTAAACAAATATACAAAGTTATTTTGAATAACAAAACATAAAGCAAAAAAAAAGTGTAGTTTTTTACGCTACACCTTAATTTTTATAATATTTTAACAATTAATACTCCCACCTAGCACGAGAACCGCGCAAATCTAAGTGAATAAACCCTTTTAACCCAGCTTTTAAGTTGGGTTTTTTTTGTGCTACACCGCCATTGAAGTTTTCTAACTGCTTAAATACCCACCCGAAAATAATTAAATAATCTTCTTTTGCACAAATTGGTTGGAAGTCAACCGCCCACCCTTTAGTATGTTGGCTATTTCCTGACCGTTTTTGCTTTAATTCCCACGATTTTTGGCGCAAACCTGAGGTAATTTTAAATCCTGTAAATTTCGAGCCAAATTCTGCCTTTGTTTTATCTCTAAGTTTCTGCAATTCAACAGCAATTAAACCGATGTTTTTTCGCTGTTCATCAGTTAATAAATCGTAGTTCATCTTTATAGCTTCCTTAGGCATTTCGCCCTCGATGAACTCGTTTAAAGAAAAATTAGCTGTTAGTTTCATCTTAGTAATGTGTTCGTTTATTATTGGTTTTGTCGCCAACGGTACAGGTAAGCACCGCCAACCTTTGGAAATCTTCTAAATAATCAATCTCGGGGCTCTCTGTTACAATTACAGGTAAATCCAAAATAGAATGTGAATTGTTGAAAACGTTGTAATCCGAAATGTAAAGCTCGTTTTCAGACAATAAATATAAATCGCTTAACTGGTCCAAAATAGGCGATGTATAAGGGTCTGTTTTAATTTCGTAGGTGTTCAAATTCTCGCGAACTACGGATTTAATTACCCTATCTTGGTAAATTAAATTATCAATTTCCATGTTCGGCTGTCTGTTACCGATAAATCCATTAAAACGGATAGTATCTTCAACATTTGCGTTTGTAAAGTTTATTCCCTCAATAGTTTGGTTGAGGTTAAATTTCACTCTTAAACGCGCTGTATATTTAGCAGTTTCAAGGCTATAAGCTTTTAAATCGTAAACTCCCCATGTAATTACACCCTCAACACCTTGAATATTATAAAGCAATTCCAACTTGTAGCACCCAGCACCATCCGAATTTAAAACATCTTGCCAACGAATTGTTGTGTACCATGCAAAATCTTCACTAGGGAAAAGTATCGGCGTTGGTGTATAGCTTATATTTTCGCCGTTTTTAGTAAGTTTAAACTCGACTGTATCAGTTAGCTCACTTAACTTAATCCACGCGCTTGTAATATCGTTTTTCCACGTTTCATTTTGCACCGAGTGGGCCAAAACAAGTCGCTTAGTATCACAGCATCGAAAAGGCTCATTAAACTCGTTAACTGCCTTAACTGTTGGAAGTTCAACAGTTGTAAATACTTGCGCAAATCGTTCTTGAATTATCATTCTTTTGGTAAATTTTCAATTTTATCAGTTAAATTCTTAGCAACGTAAACCCCAGCTACAATAAGGGCACAACCCCCAACTATTTCATACCAACTTTTATTCATTGCTCCGTCTGTAATTAAGGTAATACCCGAAGTGATTAATACACCACCGCCACCCATTTGGGTAACTCCTTTTACCATTACATTGGTATCACTTTTTTTTAGTGCTTTAATTACGGCTACTGGGTTTATTTTAAGTAAAAAATCTTTTAACATATCTTTATTTTTTATTTTTTTTATAAAATTCGTGAATTTTGATGAAAATAGTTATAATTCCCAAAGTAATCCCGACAATGTAAGAAACCGCACTTAATTTTAAATTCGTTTCTAGGGTAATTTCGCCAACGATAATCGACAGGAATGTGCCACCTCCTGTAATCTTTGTAACTAATATATCTTTAACATTTGTGTACATGTATGCAAAACTATTAAAATTTGTTCAAATATGGTTTATTTCCGCAGTATTTTTTTCCTTTTCGCCAAACAATCAAAACAGTTTTAGCGCAATGATTTGGGTCAATCCAATCTAATAAGTTTGCAAGTAAATTTCCACATTTTGAAAGTGTTTCCGTGATTTGGTTTCTACCTAAAACGTAGCTAATTGTCTCGTCCTCATCCCCAAATTTATAACCATTTCGCTTTATCATTATAGCGTTAAATAAAGGTGCTAAAATAACATTACCTAATTGGTCGATAGATAAGGCAATAGTTAAAAAATAATGGCTTAAACGTGCCATACTAAGGCGCAAAGTAAACAAGCCATGTAACCACCCAAATGGAAATAAAACCACTGCCAAAATTAGGGCAATTAAAAGCAAACCGATATTAGTTAGTAGTATTTTCATTTAGACACAAATAGATAAATAAAAATAATAAATAAGGCTAATTCCGCCCAACGTTCAATGTTAGTTTTCTGCATGATTTACTGTTATTTCTAAATTAGGATAAGCATCAAATATTGCCTGATGTTCGGGTAAAATAGTATTCGCATAAAAATAAAGCTGTTCCCCCTCTTCATGCGTTTGCATATTCATAGCTTGTCGGTGCATTGCCAAACCTAATGCTATTTGTGGCTCGTTCATAGCACCCCAAACTACACCGCTTTTATTTTGCACTATTTGAATTGCTTTATCTTCTTCGTGCCAAAAGTTTAAATTAGGTAAATCTACAATATTTAAATTATTAACCCAATTAACATCAATGTTGGTATTTTGCAACACTTCTGCTTCGCTTAAATACCATTGCCCACCCCTTTCAAATGGACTAAAAAAACTATTTGCATTAAACATTAAACCTTGTAAAATGTTTTTTTGCGTTTCTGTTATTATTGCACCTTTATACATTTCTACCTAATATTGTTTGATACGCTTGTACTATATCGTAAAATAACTCTTGCTCTACATTTGTCATTCCATTACCTACTGATGCAAATGCACACTCTTTATTTGTGAACGTAAGCGGCGCATTGTTATTATTGTAACTACCTAAAAATATTGGCAATGTAGGTTTACTCAATGCTTGATTTACTGTATTTTGATTTAAAATTGTTTTATTTTTTATGAGTTGTCTAAGTGTATCGCTTTGAAAATTACCAGTAAATAAACCCCTACTATCAAGCGTCCCAGATACTGCTGGTTGATTAGAATTTGTGTTACCAACACCCGCCATACTTTGATTACCCTCATTTCTAATCCTTAAATATAAGACAGGAAATCCACCGCCAGGCATACTCCCACCCATCACATACTCATTTGTAATTTGCGAATTAGTCCTTGAATAATAACTAAAATGTATATTATTCTCAATAATAGAAGATGGTGCAAAACCCGTAGTAGCATAAGCATTAACACCGTTAGGTAGTGCCCCATTTGCCGAGTGTGTCCAACCTCCGTTAAATGTTAATCTAAATAGCCCTGTATCTATAAGGTTATAACTATGCTTTGTTGCATCCCCTCCAATCATTGGGTAAATAACATTAAACTTTCCGATTAGATTATTGTCAACCAATTCTTTAACCAAATAGCTTATAGCTTCCATTTGGGTAGGGTCTGTAATATTTGCATCGCGTAAAAAATTATTCGCGTAGAAATACGGATTATACCCCATTAACCTATCCACCCCTATTTTCGGAATAGCAAAAGTTCCTAATTTCAATATTTGACTAGACATAATGTATTTTTTTAACTGTTACAGAAATTGTTACATTCGCGCTATTCCACGACCCCGAACTAATAAACAAGTTTTGCCCCGATGTATTACTGAAATATCTAGTTCCCAATGTAGCCACAACCGTAGTATTAGCACCCACAACTAAAGCATTAACTACTTGCGTACCTCCTGAACTACTACCCACGTTAACCGTAACACTATTAGCAGTTGTATTAATGATTAATATTTCATCAATCATAAACGTTGCTTTAAGATTACTAGCAACCCCATCAATACCAATTAAAGCAAGTTGTTTATTCGCTGTTATTCCTGTTTCTTTAAGGATGTTAAACGCTTCAATTCCTTCAAATTGAGTTATTTTATTATCTTCTTTAAAGCCGATTAAATTCCCCTCCGTACCTGTTAAGTTAGTAGCATTTCCGTTTACATCGCCAACAGTTAAACGTTCGTGAGGTATTTTCAAATCCACCTCATCCGATAAATTTAAACCAAATCGGCTAGTATTTACATCCTTGGTAATGTTACTATCTAAACTAACAACTGTTTCACTGTTAATTGCATCATCAACCGCCCCTAGAAAATCGGTAAATCGGATTTTTGAGCGTTTTGTTAGTGGTGTTGGATTAGTTCCTGTATATATTTGCGCCCCTCCGTCAGGTTGTGCATTTTGCCATCTTTGATTAGCATTATTCCACGTTAATACATCATTGTTAGCCAATCCTGATATCTGAACTCTTTGGTCTGAATGCAAATCAGTTCCTTGCTCTGCTCTAACCATAAGTGTACCATTAGTAGCAGCGTGTATTACAAATGCTGTCGCTATCTTTAAATTAGGTGCTGTAGGCTCTGTTGCTGTTAATTGACCTGCAACTGTTGGACTTAACCATAACACATCGCCATCATTATAAGCGTTTGTATTGATTTGTCTAATTTTACCGTAGCTACATACCTGACCGTCTGCACCTATAGCAATATTTTCTGCTGCTAAACCAATAAATAATCTACCTGCAATAGTGCCATTAGCAATCATTGGAGCAACTGTAATTCTACCACTTGCACCTAATGTACCAGTAGCATATACAGCAGTGCCCTTGGTTATAATTGAAGCTGTATTATTCCTTACATGAACAAATGTATCTTGACCCATGTATAGAGTAGTGCCATCCATTATAAGTTTAATGGTTTCTTCGTCAGCACTCCAACTTATTTCCCCCTGAGTACCTGTACCACCTCTTAATTGAACAACATCAGCAATAACATTACCTGTGACATCTACATTGCCAGTACCATTAATATCATTACCATTTAAGTCTAAATCACCTCCTAATTGTGGTGTGGTGTCTTCTATTACAGCTCCAATTTTAGTTGACACTTGATTATCAACATAGGCTTTATCAACCAAGCTTCTAACTGAAAAATTAGCGGAATAATCTGCATTATATTCTAACCCTTTTTTTGTTGCTCTTAAATCCTCAAAAATATTTCCATTCGCGCTGTTTAATTTTAAAACTCCAGTGCCTGTTTTTTCTAATATTGTTTCATCAGGAGAAAAATACAGTCTATTTCGCTTGGTATTTGCGTCCGAAATATCCGAAAGACTTAAAACTTCAAACTCATTCGGATTAATTCTTGTAATTACACCTATACCATTATTTTCAGCATCAAAAATAGCAGTACTCTGGTCAAATGTTTGGGAATTTAATTCTATATTCTCAAACCTTTCATTGCTGTTTTCTCCTACTGTAAAACTAGCGGAGTTATTAGCATCATTTGTGACAATTTGGAATGTTCCATTTTCAGCGACTTGCAATTCTCGAATAGTATCCGAAATAATCAAATCGTTTGTACCTATATTTTCGGATTTTTTTAAGGAAACTAATATGTAATTGTCGCCACTAAATGAAGATTTGTGCAAAATATAAACCTCATCAGCTTCACAGGTAAATTGTGTAGGCTCTGTAATTATTGAGCCGTCAGGCAAAGTAATATTTACACCTGTTTCGGGTTGTATTCCTATCCTACCCTTGACAGTAATCATATTGTTAGGTAAAGCTAAACCGCTGGGAATTACTAATGTCCTAACATTAGCATTAGAATTTGTGATTAATTTACCCGCATCTTTATCCGTTAATTCATAACCTGAAATATACGTTGTAATATCAATGTAATTTGCGCCCAATACGTTTTTTAACGTAGAACCCTTAATTTTTGCGCTTTGATAACTCGAGCCAGTCCAGTAGTCAATGTCGTAGTAATCTTCATCGCCTATACTTGTGCGCTCTAATGGGTATTGATGTATTTTAATTCCAGCCATTTAACTTAATATTTTTAGTTCGTTATCTGTTGTTTCTTTATCTATATTATCAGTTGTTTCCTTACTTACAATCACTATGTCATCATCTCCTTGCTTAATTTTAGCAGTGATTTTTACGTTTTTTACCGTAGATAATTTACTAGTATCAAAGTTACAAGAAAATTTTATAATATTTGTAGAAATTAAATCAAAATCTAAAAGTAAACCAGAGATTGGACGCAAAGGATTATTTATATTATTATCAAAATCAATAAATGAAGATAACATCCACCTCGGCGAATTTTCAAAAGGCTCTACCGTAATTTGTCCCCAAATCTTTTGTAAATCCCAAACCCCTGAGTTAAGTGTATGTGTAGCCTCTATCCTTAACATTTCATTTTTAGGTACGTAATTTACCGTAGATAAATCCGATAGTTTTTTTAAAGTAATTACCGTATCTACGTTATCATTAGCATCGTAGTCGTTAATAGCTAAAGTATTGGAATGTTCAAAATTTAACCCGTTATCTAACAAAGTAATTGTTGCTCTTACCTCCCACGCTCCTGTATTTGCATACGGAAACCAATTGTTGTTAAAATCAGGTGCAAAATCAGTATTTACACCGATTAAACTTTGCCAGTATTTCCAATTAATCAAAAACGGATAGTAAGCAGAAACCTCGTAACTTTCGCTGTCTTCAACACCTGTTAATTGTACAACTGCGTTTCTTTTTTCGCTGGTATTTAGCAACTCATTATTTATATTTTGAGTTTGATTGAGTAAGTATTTTCCCGTACTACTTTGATAAATTGCACTTGCAAAGCTAAAGTTTGCCTGTTGCAGTGTAAAACGTTCATCTGTAGTAGTGTTATAAGCTTCTATACGTACGTTTATATTTTCGTAGGTTGTTTTAAATTTCTCTAAATTAAACGTGCCATAATAAGCCAAATCGTCTTCAATGTCGGCTTCAAAACCTGTTAAGTCGCCTGATACACTTGTTACATTTTGGGAGTGGTCTAAGTAACCGAAATCGCTATTCATTGTCAACACTCCCCCTGTTGGCATCTCCTTGCTTAATTGTTCCGAAAACACTAAATGATTTGTGTTGCCAACTTTCGCCCAAATGTAAAATAAACGGTCTTCATCCCTTGCATCAATGAACGATTGAAAAGCACTATTAAAAGTAACCTCTAGTGTTACCGTTGCAATAGTTCCCACAACATCAATATCAAAAACAAGTACCTCCCATTCTGCACCAGCATTGTTATTTGAAGTATAGGTATTACCTACGGATATAACCGTAGTTGGTAACAAGTAACTTAACTTACTTTGGCTTGTAGGTTTATTCTTGTAATAGCTATCATCCGTAGAAATATAAACCCCTCCTATTGCCAAATCGTCCACATCCGTACCGTTTAAATCCACCTCAAAAGACACGGTGTTTACCGTATTAAATTTAAGTTCGCTAATTGGTAACACAACGCTTCCACCAGTTGCAACACTTATATTATTCGCTTCATTAAACCAACCAGTATTCGCGCTTTCATCCAATACAAATTCAGCACGATTGAAAACTTCATTATCTTTACTCGCCCATAAACCACGTACAAACACTTTCAAACAATCGGAAGTCGCAAACCAATCTTGATTAAATACACCCGAGTTTGCAAATTCTATACTAATTTCATATTGGTGGAAACCGTCCGCATTAGCGCCCAAATACTCAATTTCGGCATTATCTAAGAATTGCCCTGATTGATTACCAATTAAGAAACCACCTTGCGCACCGCTAACAATTAAATCGTTTACTTGCCCGAAAAATATTTGTGTTTTTTCGCCGTCTATTAAACTTGCAGAACTACCAATTTGATTATTTAATGCATGATTAAATTCTAGTAGTAAATCCGACCTCTTACGTGGCACACCTCCAACGCTTACAACTGGCACGACTTCCATAATTTCATTCGCCGAAATGTCGTAAAATAACCCAGCCGACCAGCTATCAAGATTTAAATTTGTAGCTGTTACGCTTGTAACATTCGCGTGGTGTGTTGCACTTAACACCCCCGCACTCGTATATTTTCTAATACGTACAATGTCGCCTACTCTTATACCCTCAGATATCCAACTAACTGTTGGACTACTTAGAATATTCAAAATAGGGTCAAAACTAAACGGATTACCCTGTGTTGTAACTCGGATTAATTCCGATACTGTAAGTGTTAAAATGCTCGTATCTCCAGCATTACTAACGTACGTTGCACCGCTATAACCATACGCGTTTGTATAGTTGTTATTTTCTATTAATATCGGCATATTTTTCTGCAAATTTATTAATTCCTAAAAAATTCCCACTCTTAACCTCTCGCATCATTTCGTTAATATCAATTTGATGCTGCTTTACTTTTTCGTAAACCTCTGGTGCTAACTTGCTGTAAGCTTCATTTTGTAGCTTTACTAATTGCTCCACATTCGCGCTTAAATTTTGCAAGTTTTTTGCAATTTCATCAATTCCCATAATTAATCATTTATAGTTAATATTTCAACTTTACCCTCAGCATAATTAAACGGCTCTCGGTAGCTTATAACCGCTTGGCTTTGTTCATCCGTAAAACGTACGGTCAAAATCTCGCATAAAGCACCATTAATATAAGCAAAATTATTATCTAGCAAAGATATAAATTCCTGTGGATTTAATCGCATTGGCGCATCATTATACACCTTGTAACCATTTACATTAATTTCATTTATCTTGTGATAAAGATTGTAAATATTACTAGCTTTTATCTTATCTACGTAGTTGCTCGGTTGTCTTCCATTAACGGCATACAAAACTTTAGTAACCCCAAAAAATTGGCTGCTAATTTGCGTAACACCAAGGCGGTCTGTAATTAGTGAAGTAAAATTTAAATCTACTCCAAATAAACCGATTATACTATCTGCAAGTTGCAAAAATGTACGTCCAAAAATTTCGATATAACTTAGTTCATCCTTTCGAACACCCAAAGCAAATGGGATATTTACATCGTTAAAACCTCGAATACTTACCAAATCTTCATTAATTACATTCAATGGCTCGGTGCTATATTCGGCATCCGTAGGGTCAAATTTATCTAAAGTGTGAGTATCTGCATAGTCAACTTGATAATGTATGTATGTACGCTTCCAAGCTTCCTCTGTGTTAAATCTATACTCATTTTGCCTATCCGATTGCAAATTTAAAGCTGGTAAAGTAGTGTTAGTAGTTATGTTCTTCCAATAATCCCTACGTTCAATTTGTACTACTCCATTTAACACCTTAGTTTTAGCATTAAACCACGTTTCAACTGCATTTATTAATTCCCCCAATGTGCTCACAGTATCTTGTGCAGTAGGGTATCCCTTTGTAAAGCTAAAGTTTAAATCGTTTTGAATAAAGTTAAATACGCTTCGTTTATCCTTAATTAACGGTACTGGCATAATGGTTAATTTATCCCATGAATTAAGTAAATTGCTATCCAAAGTATAACCCAAATACTCACACCCTTTTTTTATTAATTCCTTAATCGTTGCACTTTTGTAATATCGAACTTTTGGAAATATTAATTCTTGTAATTGCCTTGCCAATTTGATTAAAGCAACGTAAATAGCCAAAGTATAAGCTAACTGGGCAACTACAGCAACGCTTAACGCTATAATTTCGCCTAAAGGAGGAACAGGAACTAAGCTAACATTTGGTGTTACGGCTCTTATTAACTTTTCCGTTGCACTTACCAAATCCCTAGTTGCCTGTATAGCTTCCCTAGTAAGTGAGTAGATAGCCAAAGACAAAGTTAACCCTATTTCAACTTGATTTTCTGGAATTATTAAGTAAGGCAAATTAATAAAGTTAAAATTAACACCCTTTTTTGCCATTAATTCAAAGCTTAAACCCTCCGCGTTTTCAAAAAAATTATCAAAACCTTTGCGTTTTTTTATCTTTACTTCTACTTCAAAATCTCGGATAGCAAAACTTTCAGTTAAATCCACGTAATAATCAAGCTGTATATTACCAACTTCCAATGTGTACGGAATACCCTCGAAAACTCCTTGTGTGGCTACGTGTTGCATGATTATATCCCTTGCTTCACGTGGCAAAACAATTGTATCCGTATCCACTTGCAACATTTCGGGATTGCCTGTATAATCCGTAATCAATCCAATTTCAAGAACATTTCGGGGTGCTACTCCAACCCCGTTTAAATAGTGTTTCATTAGCTTACTCTGTAACGATTATAAATATTAGTATTGCCCTTTTTTGTGTTCCTAGTGATAGCCATTGCACCGCCGATTATTTGCTCCACTTGTATAGTGTGCTCGGGTTTATTTGCGATAGTACGCTCTAAACTATCCAACTTTTTCGCCAAAATTTCCACCCCAGCAAATCCATTGCTTAATGCAGTATCAGTTATTGGCCTAATCATACCGTTTTGATAGTTATAAGCTAATTTGCTTAACTCTTCGTTACTCATACCTCCGATTAATTCGTTTTGCCTAGCAGTTACTACGCGCTCATTTGGGTGTAAAACAGATAAGAAACCGCCTTTATTGTCGATACCATTTCCGTTTTTTCCTGTGTCCTCCGTACCGTCGAAAAATGCGGGTAAAGATTTAATAAATTCAGTAAGTAACACCGTATCTGTTATTGTTTTTTGCAACGGATTTTTTACCTGTGGATTGTTGCTATTTGTTACATAAGCCTGTAAAACACTACTTGCAAGTTGTATTCGTTGTTTTCTTTTTTCCTCTTGTTCGCGTTTCCTGTTTTGTTCAGCCATTAATTTCGCTTCCTCTGCCATGCTCTCACGAGCCAAAATATTCCCACTTTCAGCCAACGACTGTAAACTATCAAACCGCCTTTGACTTGCTTCAATCTCTTCATCAATTTTGGCTATTCTTTTATCTGCAAGTTCGTTGGTTATATCTGTTAACGATTGTATTCCGTTCAAAACCATTTCGCGCCTTACCTCTAATAGTTCCCTTTCATTGTCCAATTCCTCAAAACCAATTTCGCGTTTTTTGTCCGCTGTTTCGTTTTCCAATCGGATAATATCATTCGCTAATTTGCTGTTAATTTCCTCTAATTTTTTTGTTTTTTCCTCTTGCTCGATAATTTCTTGCTGCGCTGTTTCGCGCTCAAAATATGCTATATCCATTAATTGTTGGATTTTCAGCTTTTTTATTTCATCCAATCGTAATTTTAAATTTTCATAAGTTTTATCTTGCAAAATCAATTTTCTATCTTCCAACTGTTTTTCTATATCAAACTCCCTTTCAGCTTTTTCAATCCTTAAACTCAAATTATCTTCATCTATTGCCTGTATGCTTGTGGCAACTGCCTTGTTTAATTCAACTTGTTTTAAAGCATTTTCTAACTGCAAATCGGCTAAATCTTGCTCTACTAATTTACGCTCTTTAATCATTTCCATTATCCGCGTCAAAGTAGTTTCATTCAAATCGTATTTATTCAACATTGAACGTATTTCGGCTTCATCATTTGACTTCATTATTTCAGTAAAATTAATCATTTGCTTAGTGTATTTTTGAACTAATTCAACTTGATTAGCAAATGAACTATCTGCCAACTTTTGCACCTCTTCTGTTAATCGTTTTCGCTCTGCCAAAGTTGTACGCTCCATATTTATTCGCCTTTCATGGATTGTTTTTTCTACATCAAATAAATCAATAGCATAATCTAATTGTTTTTCGAAATCATCCTTAGCAGTATTACGCCCCTCCATAGCGTTTTTCGCTAAGGCGCTAGCCAACTCGTTATCTTTTGCAATTAACTGTGTTTTAGCTTCGCTTAAAGCTAAAATTTCCTCATTATTAGCAGATAACAACGCTTTTTCATTATTCATAAACTCCAAATTCTTAATTTGTTGAAGTGAATAATCAAAACCAGCAGATATTAATCTTGCCCTAACCTTGTAAGCTTCGTTATCAACATTAGCAGATAACAATTCTTTTTCCAATGCAATACGTTTTACAACCGTTTGATTGTATAACTCTTGTGCTTTTCTTTGCTTATCAAAGCTTATAGTCATGTCCCCAGCGCTTTCACTTAGCAACTCCTCTCGCCCCATTAAGCTCTCTATTTCCTCGCTTGTTTTGGCTAGTTGCCACTCATATTCTTGTTGTTTTATAATTACATCATTAATTGATTGTATCATATCTTTTGGCTTATATTCCTTTTTGTTTATTGCTTCAATTTCCAACCCAATAGCCGTTAACCTTTCTTGAATTTGTGGGGTTGTGCCAAAGCCGTTAAAAATTTCCTCAAATTTTAATTGCATTGCTTCAAGCTTTAATTTTAAAATATCAAATTTATCACTTGCAATATTTCCGAACATAGTAACACTAGCCATTGCTTTTTGCATCAGCCCTTGCATAGTCCTAACCCCTTGATTAGTATCAGCCATTGCAGAAACCATTGAACCCAATAAGGCTATAATAGCACCAATCCCAATCGCTTTTAAAGCCTTACCAAATAAACGTACTTTTTTACCAGCCGTATCCGCCGATTTTCCTAATACAACAAATTGTTGAACTTGTCCCTTAAGCGCGTCGATACTGTCCTTAATTCCTCCAATTAATCCACCTAATTCCCCTGTTGCTTCCTTAATACTATCGGTGTAATTACCAACATTTAACTTTTGTTGCTTTAATGCGTCGGAATTTTCGCGGATAATTTCGTTATTTTCATCCAACTGGTCGTTAATTTCCTTTAGCCTTTTTTTACCCTCTACAGTTTCAAGATTTAACTTTTCGCGCTCTCTTCTTAATATACGGCTTTGCGCAGCTACTTTTTCGAGTGTCCCAGCGTTTTCATCATTCAAGATTATTTCATCCGCTAAAATCTTTTTTTGCTCGGCACTTGCTTTTTGATATTTAATTTTTGCCTTTACCTCTTCATCCGTAGCATCTGTTAACTGCTTTTTTAGTTTTAATCTTTCTTGCTCAATTTTGCGTAGGTTTTCATCCGCCTTAATTTGGCTCTTAACGGCATCGGCTTTAGCTTTATCAAGTTTCAAGCTGTGCTCCATTGCCTCACTCATTAAATTGCTTGAGGTCTGCAATTTTTCTATACTTTCAATAGTATTATCCAACGGTTTTTTTAACTCGGTTTGCAAAACTTTAGCAGTTTTTTCCAAATTATTATTTAACGTTTCAACTATTTTTATAGTCTTATCAGCACTTTCTCGGATTTCTTTATATAAATCCTCTTCTGCAATTTCACTACGCTTTATTTGATTTGCCATATTCGTTTAGTATTGTAAAATATTCTTTAACTGTTGTTTCTTTTGGGTTTAATTTGTAGCCTAAGTGCATAGATAAATACATTAATATTGTTTCGATACTTTTTCCGTCGCCAAAATGCACCTCTAAATCCTTTAATTTTGCATCCTGTATTTCAATTTCTGTTAGTTTAAATCTATCCTTTTTTATCACATATTCAGCTTGTAACAAAGCCTTTTTACGTTTTTCTTCTAAATACTTCTTGTAACGTTTATCTAGTCCGAAAACAGCTAAATATTCGTTATACAACCGCATCCAATTAATTACATCATTTGCCTTATTCCCTCTTCCATTCCTCACATACTCTAAATGTCCGTTATTGCATTTAATCCAGTTGTAAAGTGGCATTTCATCAATCGAGCCCCAATACTTTTCGGGCATAAATGATATAATTCTCTTTAATTTTTTCCACATATTTACTTAAATTTTCCTCTGTTAAATTTAAAATGTTTAAATCCCACCACTTTTGGTCGTTCATTTTTGCGTAATCGGCATTAATTATTATACCGTCTGCCAAAACTTTCACAAACATACTCATAAAAAATTTGCCTGTATCTTCCAAATTATAGGGGTCGCCCTCTTGCTTTCTACCCTCACTTATTATCTCTGTCCAATAACTATAATAACCAATTACACGTCCCTCACTATCAACACCCTTTTCAATCAATTGCTTATCTTGAATTAACTTAATAATCATATCTTTTACCTCCCTATCGTGCGCCTCAAACCATGCTTCGGCATCGATAAGCATGTTATTGTTTTTTAAAAAATAATCAATTGCAGTTTTTCCAATCATAATACTTACAAATGTACAAAAAAAAGGGAGCATTTTGCCCCCTCTTTTATTTGGTTTTTCGTGTTTTTTTTATTGGTGTTTTTGGGTTTGCTTTTTCCCACGCTTTTTTCACAAATTTTTCGGGTACATTATGGAGATTACTAATAGCAACCTCCAAATCTATACCTTTTAATTTTTCAATATCAAACGTGGTACGTCCTAGCTTCATTATACTGTTACCGTTGCACTACCCGAAAAACCATTTTTAGAAACGCTTACTTTGATAACATCGCCCGAAGTAGCTGGGTTTGTTGCAAAGTTTAACGAATATGTACCGTCTGGACTTTCTGTCACGCTATCAGGCGCAAAAGTATCGTTATCCGTAACATTCGTTATACTCCAATCAGCTAACTGGTCTGCGCCAACATATTTAATTTTGTTTACAGCAGTTCCGTAGTCTAATTTCGCGCTAAAAGTTGCTACCGTAGTTGTAGAAGCTAAACTGATTAAATTTACATCCTTTAAACCCTCTAAAGTAGTGAAATCAATTCCAGCTTCTTCAACTGAAATCATGTACATTGTACTTTCATCGAATAAACGGTCAAAGTCAAAACCTAGCATAATCTTTTGAGTTGTGCTATCGGTAGCAAACGCAAATTTTGGGTCAAACGATTGATTATCTACTGGAATTGGATATAAATACCCTCCTACCTCTGAACCAATCAAATTACCATTTACATCAACTACATAAACCCCAAAGTCAACGCATCTTGAATTTTGCAATTTACCTAATAATGTTGGTGTGCTATCATCCGCCCATAATTCACCCGAAAACGACCTTTTACCTTGACGCAAAAACACCATTCGACCGCTGTTTGCTTCCTCAAACTGGCTATCTGCTTTTGGTAATTCTACATTTTCAAAAGCTGGTAAAGGAAACCAACGCTTTGAAGCATCCGATTGATTTACTAAACTTGACCACGTTGGCAAAGTAGTAGATAAATCAATACCATTTTTCACGCCCTCATTATCGAAGATAGGCACTAAAATTAAGCTCGAAGTTATACCAAAAATTGGTACACAATTCGGGCGACCTGTGTTGGATAAACCAACATTACAATTACATCCTGTCATTTTATTTATTTTTTAACATTTACAATTCTCTTTATATCGGGATAAATTTAACTCTAATGCAACTCCCGATAAATTTGCATCTAATACGTTTTGCAACACTCCTTTATCGTTTTCAACACCAAAGCGCGAAAAAGTTTTGTAAGTGAAATTTTCAACTGTTTTGTATTTTCGGTTTTGCTCGACAACTCTTAAGAATTCATCCATTAACTTCTGCATAGGTTTTACAACTTGCTCTCTGTGGTCTTTAGTGTAATATTGGCTTGGGTCTGTTTCATCTAAGAAAAACAATCTTAATTGCATATCCTTTTCAATTGCCGACATTTTGCCGTAACCTGTTTCGCTTATTACTTCCAATAACCAAATTAAAGGTAGTTTTTCGCTTAAATCAGGACTAACCATTGTCCATTCGTTGTTCGTTGCAATCTTCGTTCCTGTAATGAAAAAAGGATTAGATAGGTAAATAACATCTGTTGGCTCGTTGCCATTTATTAAGGCTTGTAATTCTACGTAATTATCCGTATTAACATCCTTAATCAAATATTCGTTTTCCTCACTATCTTTAACAAGTTTTCCAACACGCGCCCATTTAGTATTGCAAGTTATAAAGTGTTTTGTAATGGGGTCATAACTTCCATTAACACTATTGTTCATTGCTTCAATTAAATCACGTACATACTCGCTTGCTTCCATTATATCCAGTTTGCGTAAGATACCTTTACTCCGTTAAATTTCAAGTAATCTGTTGAATTATCACAAATAAATTTCTGTATTGTTTTGTAAGTCCTTACAGCTTCATTATACCTTGTATAAATCATACTGTTTAAAGTGCTTACATTCTCAGAATTTTCGCCCATTTGTCGAACATTTCCACTAACAGCGACCGTATTTGTTAAATCCTTTAGATACTGAAAATAAATAAATCCTTTAATCATATCCAGCATACCCTCTGAAATGTAAACCGTACAATTAACATCATCATATTCAAAGGCTTCAAAAATAGCTAAATACCTAGCATCTTGAGGAAGACCAGCTACTAAATCGGCACTAAAATCTTTAAATAATTCTGCACCCAATAACTTTACAAGATATTGACGCTCGTACTTATCAATATAAGCCTGTATTTTAGTGCTCTCATACATTCCCTTATGAAGCTCAAATTTACCCTTTCCGAAGTCGTTAAACGTGATATTAAGTAGGCTCATTTTTCAGTTTATTAAACCCCCTCAGTTATAGAGGGGGTGTTAATTTTTGCAGTTGATTTTTTCTTTTTTGTGCTTTTGCACTCCTTACACTCTTTCTCACAATTTGCGCTACAATCCGATAAAACAGCTATTGAGTTCATTAACATAAAGTAAGATTGTTGCTCCGTTACCTCGATAACATCGCCTTTCTTCTTACCGTTATAATCTCTAATCAGTTTTACTTTTTTCATAGCTTAATTGATTAAATAGCTGTAATATCGGTTAACGCTTGTGCAATATCCGTACATTTCATGAACGCATCTTGGTTGATTTGCGCTACGTGGAATTGAATACGCTCAACAACTTTTAATGTAACAATTTCGTGTTCGAAATTATCGTTGTTTTCGTAAGACATTTCTAAAGTAGCTCCTTGTCTGTCCAAAATCTCGCCTTTTGAACTATCAAACACGTATAAAGTGTTAGCAGTTACTAATGGAGAGGTTACGATACGCATACCATTTAACACACCGTCGCCACTCATAACGAAGTTTGGTAACAAGTAATCGCCGTCCGCATTCTTTTGGTGCATGAACTTAACGTAATCGTTGTAGTTCATTACAATAGTATCAGCATTCCAGCTGTTTTCTTGTCCAAAAGTGTAAATTTGCGCTTTCATTGCTGCAGTTAATTCTGCTAAAGTAGCACTTGCAAAAGCTCCCGTGTAAGGTGCTAAAACGTTAGCTGGGTCAAACTCTGAAGCAATAGCATCAATAGACAAAATGTTTCCACTACCTAATAAAATCTCGCTATCTTCTTTTAATTTTACAGATTGGTTAACCAATTGCTCAACTTCTGAAGCTACGAACGCGTAATCATCAATCATATCCAAACATACATCAACGAAATCGCGGATTTTTTGGATTTGAACAGTTCTAGTAACCCACGTTTTTTTCGTGTTACTTGTTGAAGTAGCACAAGCCACAACTACTTTAGCATCTCTAGTAACTGTATCTTCTTCACGATATTTCACATACTCTGTTGAAACAGGAACACGACGGAATAAATCGATAATCCTTGTAGCTCTTACAGGTTTAAACACTGTGTTCGGTAAGAATGTAGCGTAATCAGTACGAGTACCAATATCCGATGGGTCTTGTTGAGCTTTAATTTCTAACTCAAATTTTTTGTTTGATTTTAAAACTTCCTTAATTTCTGCCGATTTTTCGGATAAAATACCAGCTAAAGTTTTAGCTTTTTGCGGTGCGTTTTTAGCAACCTCTTTAAGTGCTAAAACAGAACTTTCAAGCTCTACAAATTTAGCTTTTAATTCATTCGAACCACTGTTTTTTTCAGTTAATTCTTTAACCGCTAATAATTGCGATTTAACCGCGTCCATTTCGGCCACACCAACTAATCCCTTAGTCGCTTCGCCGATTTTCGCTTCAAATTTTGCCACCACTTGCTCGGGTGTTAATTCATTTTCTTGCATTTTTTTTTAATTTTTAAGTTTTACAATAAATTATTTAATTTGTCCCAGTTAAATTGTGATTTTACATTAACTTGCTCGGTGCTTTCAGCTTTGGGACTTGTAACTGTCGGCATCATTGCAAGGTCAACTAATCGAGAATTTAAGTATTTTAATTTCATTTCCAAATTATAAAGGCGCTCATCTGTGCCTTTACCATTTATTAATGATTTTGTAACAATTTCAATTTCTTTAGCGTATTTTTCAACCAATTGGATTTTATTTTCACTTTTTCCAATTGCTAATACTTCGGTTTCTTGACACGCTGCAAAGGTTACCGCAGAACCCTCAAATAACTTAACCTCGAATATTTCAAAATTGTCGCCTACTTTACGGATTTGGTCGGTTAAATATTGATAACCTATAGAGTGCTCCTTAATTATTTCCTCTTCGTAATCTCTTAAAGCGTCCTCGCCCTTAGTTGATGTTGATAATTTACCTACCGCAAATAAACCTAAATCATCTTCTTCTAATCGAATAAACTTACCGATTTGATGTTGCCAATCATGGTAACGTAAAAAGGCTATCTTTCTATTACTAGCACTATCCACACCCCTATCTAACAAACTACGCTTAAACGCACCCTTAATGATAATATCGTTATCACTATCTAACACCCCGAATTTGCTTAAATACATAGCAACTTCACGCTTACCGAGTGATAAATCTTTAATCTCAGTTATGCTTTTAGTCTTGTATTGAGTAAAATTTTTATTCATTAAATACGGTTTTATACGCAAATTTACGTAAAAATACGTAATTTTACCAAAACATTAAAAAAAAATATGAATAATAATTTTTGGACTTCGGTTTTTGGCGCAACAAGTGGGAGAAATGATAACTTGTTAAAAATGATACAACGCACAAGTAACCAATTCTGGGGGAATACTAAGCCCCAATGGGTAGATACAAGTAAACCATACGATTTATACATTACTATTCCCGAGCTTAGGGCAGTAATTAATAAACGTGCTATAATGATGAGTAGTGGCAAACCCGTACTTTGTGACAAAGAGGGTAACATTATTGAAAGCCATTGGATGTTAGATTTAATCAACAATCCAAATCCCACACAAAGCTGGTCGGATGTTGTATATTCGTTGGCTGTAAACGATGGCTTATTTAATAATTCATTTGCTTACTGCCCGAAAAGAAGCTTTGATATTCGTAATTTAATTATGCCTTTACCAGCTAATCAAGTTAAAATCGTTGGTACAGGAAAATTTCTTAACCAAATCGACAAAGATGGATTGATTAAGAATTTCGAGTTTTGGTATGATAGCCAAAAAATGGAAAAAATCGAGCTGCAAGATATGGTGTATATGAACACCCCCGACGGTATTAATTTAATCAATTCGATAAATAGGATTGATACATTGAAATATCCACTATCCAATATCATGGCAACCTACAACAAGCGTAATGTTATACTTGAAAATATGGGTGCAATCGGTATTTTGTCAAGTAAGAAATCGGATATGGGTGGAACTATCCCAATGACACCCGAGGAAAAAGACGAAATTCGCAAAGATTGGGTGAGCCGAAATAAAGATAAATTAGTGCTTACAGAAGCAGACATCCAATGGACACCTATGTCCTACCCTACTAGGGATTTAATGTTATTCGAGGAGTTGAACGAGGATAAAATGGCTTTAATTGATGCTTATGGATTAAACAAATACGTGTTTTCAAACGCAAATGATACTATTATGAGCAATGTTCAGCAAGGTATGCGAATGGCTTATCAAGATGCTATTATTCCAGAGGTTACCCAAATGTACCAAACTATGTCGCAACAGCTAGGTTTAACGGCTCAAGGCTTGTATTTAAAACCTGATTTTTCGCATATTCCTGTGTTGCAGGAAGATGAAGAAATGAAGACAAAAACAGTCATCGAGTTAGTTAAGAATGGAATAATCTCGATTGATGAAGCACGAAAAGAAATAGGGTATTAAGCAAAGTTTTTCGGAAACATTCCTTTAATAAACATACTTAACCCAGCTAAACAGTCTGGCGCATCGTCGTTTTTATTTTTACCCTCCTTACTAAACCCCTCTACATTTGTAATAAATTGGTGATATTCTTTATTTTCTAACGTTACAAAATAAAAGGATTGTATAATAAATCCGCTTTCCATTATAATACGTGTAATCTTGTTACGAGTGTTGTTCACTTGCAGTATTCGGGTACTGGTAAGCTTCTGCAGTTGACGGCTAAACATTGCCCCCATGCTATTACTTTCAACTCTGCAGTATTTTACCCCCCATTCGCTTAATTTTTCGGCGCACATTGGCAAAGTTATATCGGTGTTTGCTTGTGTAAATACGTAATCAACAACGTAAACCTTATTGTCCATTATTCCACCAATTGCCAAAGCTGTAAAATCCGTGCCTTGGTCGCTAACATCAATATAACCTACATAACCCTCAATCTTATCTTTAATACTGTTAAATTCCTCCTTTGATAGCTTATTTAAGCCACTAAATAATCGCCCTTTCATATCCACAGGCTCTTGCATGTATTCAGCAATCCAAATATCTGGATTTATTCGGCTACGTATTTCGTGATATTGCTCCGTTGTCATTACATCTTCGCAAAACGATTTATCTTCACTATCCAACGCTGGTATAATTACACTCATATCATACCTCCCAGCTTCATAATTTTGCCCTATTACATCATTTATACTCCACCGAGTACCAATATCAATTTTTCTACAATTTCGCTCTAATCGGCTATCGTGGGTAGCTTCTTTCCATTGTAGTATTTTATCGTTGCTATTATCACTTATTGCATCTTCAACACCTCTATACAAGTCATCTGTAATCGCCAACTTAGTAGCACCAAAACCGATAATTGTACCACCTACACCAGCACCGAAATAACCCACCTGTTTACTGTGGTTTGTGTTCCAACCTTGTAAATTTGCTTTATCATCGGATAGCCTTACATCTGGAAATACTTTGGAAAATTTCTCGGTTTTTACTACATTTCTAACATCGTAGGAAAACTTTAAATATAGGGTAGCTGTACAAGTATTTCGCATGATACTTTCTTGTGGTGTTTTTCCGATACTCCACGCACTAAACAAAGTGGTTATGTAGCTCTTTCCAGCTCTTGGTGGCATTGATACGGATAAGCTGTTAATCTTGCCCTCTTCAATCAATTGAAAGGCATCAGCAACTTTCTTTAAAAATGGTCGTTTTTGGAAAAATTCCCCATCATAAAATAAACAAAACTCCCAAAAATTTCTTCTTGAGAGTTCCGCCCTTAATAGTTCCTTTATTGCTTCTTTTTTATTCATTTAGCAAATTCTTAATTTCATCAGTAGTTAACCCAGATAAATCAATGTTGGTTTGTTTTTGTTCGATATGTTGCATTGACAACCTCCTTAATTCTTCTTGATTTCCTATTAACTTCATTAAAGCCATTTGCAAAGCTGGGCTATTTGATTTGTACCATTTTGAACGCATAGACACTTTTAACTCAGTACGATTTGTTTCTAATAATTCTTTTAGCTCGTTGTATTCGTTGGAATTAATATCGAAAAATCTATAAAAAGTCGTTTTATCACATGGCAAAAAAGCAACTATATCTTCAATAAAAAATAGCTTATGTTTTACAATTACTTCCTTTGCCTGTTCGTATATTTTTTTCTTATCGTATGCCATTATTTCCATTCGTTAGTTACATCAACTCCGTTTCTTTTAATCGTTAAACTAGGGTCTAAAGTAATCATTCTCTTTACTATTACATCGCAATACTTCGGGTCTAATTCCATTCCGTAACATTTGCGTTTAAGTTGGTGTGATGCTACCATTGTAGAACCAGAACCAAGAAATCCATCAAATAATAAATTTCCTTTTACTTGGTCATTTATTATATCTGATAAAACTTTGATTGGTTTTTGTGTAGGATGTACTCTTTTATCTTTCTCTCCTTCTCGTATCATCCCATTCCAAATCTGCTTATATATCCTAACTCTTGTTTCAAAACTACACCAAGCCATTTCGCCATCAGCAAAATTATTGCTATTCATATCTCCTCTTTTATCCCAAATTATCCAACTTGAACTAAATGGAAGAAAATCAATAAAATAGTTTCCTCCCCAAATAATATAGTTTTCAAACCCTAATGCTTGGCAAGTTTGATAGAATTCTTTTGCCGTATCAGTAGTATCGTCAGCAATCACTTTGCTATAAACTCCATTTTTAGCTTTATTATCTCCACCAACCTTTCCATTATTTCCTACAATATCAATCCCATAAGGCGGGTCAGTAAATACCATATCTGCTTTATTTCCATTCATTAGCTTTGCAACCGTGTCCGAGCAAGTACTATCCCCACAAAGCAACCTATGCTCTCCAATCTCGTATAAATCCCCTAATACCGTTTTAGGCTCTTCGGGTGGTGTACTATCAAAATCATCTTCTTCCGCTTCTAGTACTTGGTCTGCTTCAAAATTAGGCACATCCAACCCCCAAGCATCCAACTGCTCGGTGTCCCATTCGTTCGCCAACATTTCCCAATCCCATTCTCCGCCACTTACATTGTCTTTGATTATAAATTGCCTTTGTTCATCCTCTGTAAGGTCATCCGCTTTGATTATCGGCACTTGTTTTAATCCTGCTTCAATACAGGCTTTTAAACGCATATTTCCACCCAACACAATCATATCAGCATTAACAACTATTGGGCGAATTTCAAGCATTTTCGGAAACTCTTTAATCGAGTTTACAAGCTTTACGAATTTATCATCTTTAATTATTCTCGGATTGTTCGGGTTTTTCTTAACCGTTTTTATATCTACTAATTTAAAATCCATGCCAACAAAATTAAAATTAATACTCTGACAATAGCAAATTTTACTATATTCCAATTAGGAAAAAAATCTTTAAATTTAGGGTGTTCGGTGTGTGGAAGTAAGGCGCAAAATATACGGTCTAAAGTCCAAATTAAATAAAGTATAGGAAAAAGTAAGTATTTCATGATTTATAGGTTTAGGGTAGTTACTAGGTGGCGCGGTGTAAGAATTTAAAACTATGCGAAAAGAACGAAATGCAACCACCTAATATTACTAACAATTAAAACAAAACGTTACAAATTTACGTAATTTATGCTTTATAACCAAATAAGTTAGTAAGCACTTAAATAGTGCGTAGTAGATTAATGTTCTCATAATATAATCAAATCCGCTATAATATTAATAAATAAACCTATTACAAATCCGTATAGGAATATGAGTAGTTCTTTTTTCA